ATTTAATAGACCTCATCATATTAAAAATGTAATAAATTCATTAAAAGACATAAAAAATGAAAGTTACATAAACGATGTTTATATTGTTGAGAACTCAAATCCTGAAATGAAGGAAGAAATATTAAAAGTTATTAACGAAAATATTGATGATAGGTTTACAGTATATAATTCTGACTTTAATATGGGGCAAAGGGGCGCATTATTACAAATGTTAGAAGATGTAAATATAGATGATTATGATTTTATTCAATTTACCGACCAAGATAACTTGTTTAATGAACCATTATCAACGTATTGTAATATTTTAAATGAAAATCAAGAAATTTTCTTTACAACTGGATATATGAGTAAAGAACATGAAGAACTTGGGTGGAGAAATACACGATTTGGAAATTTATGTGAAAAACGCTCATTAAGAGCCGGGCATATGTTTATGAGAGTAAGGGATTTAAAATCATTATTTCCACTTCATTTAGACGCTCATTACGGAGAATCATATAATTCATCATTTGCCGGAGGTTTAGACTGGGAACTGTCTTGGTGGAATAAAAACTCGCCGGGTAAAAATAGGGATGATAATTTTGTTTTATGTATACCTGGCGGTGTTTTACATGTTGGCATCGATAGCACTTTCTATCAATGGGATGTTGCCACATGTGAATATAATTTAGAAGAATTGATAAAAATGAGAGATTTATAATATTTATATAAATATATGGCCGTTGTTTACAAAATTACAAATCCAAATGAAAGAGTTTATATTGGTAGTACAACAAACTTTGAAAGAAGGATGAGTAATTATAAAAATAATAAAAGTAAAGGACAAGTTAAATTACATAACTCATTACAAAAATATGGTTTTAAAAATCATAAAATTGAGATTTTATATGAATGTCCAGATGAGGAAAGATATAAGTGGGAAAATTTCTATGGAATGATGTATAATGTATTATTACCGGAGAATTTAAATCTTAAGCTTCCAAAAGTAGATGATAAAGTTCCATGTATATCTGAGGAAACAAGACAAAAAATTAGTGAGGCTGGAATAGGTAAAAAAAATCCAATGTATGGAAAACATCATTCAGACGTATCTAAGAAAAAAATAAGCGACTTTATGAAAGGCGATAAAAATCCTTGGATAGGAAAATGTCATTCACATGAAACGAAAGATAAAATGAGTAAATCGGCAACAGGTAATAAAAATTCAATGTATGGAAAAACATATGGCGAAAATCCAAGAGCTAAAAAAGTTATTGATACATCTACTAAAATTATTTATAGTTGTATTAAAGAAGCAGCGGAACAAACTAATTACACTTATATTTATATTATTAACATGTTTAGAGGTAAATATCCTAACAAAACATCATTTATGTTATTATCTGAATGGGAAAAATTAAATTCTTAATATTTATATAAAAACGGTAAAATAATGGAATTTTTTATTAGACAAGGGGCATCGGAGCCAATTTTAAAATTAAGAATGATAGATGATGGAAAAAATGATAAGTCATCATTTAACGATTTTCTTGAAAATTCTGATATAACATTTGATATGTTTAATGTTGAAACAGAGGAAGCAGAAATATTAAGTTCTCCATGTTCAATTACAACCAGAGATAAAAAATATAACCAAACTACTGATGAATATTATATTGTTCATAGATTTACAGAAGCACAGACAGCGAAAATCGGTAAATATGAAGGAAAAGTCACTGTTCAATTTTTAGATACTAATTTAGTCCCGACAACTAAGTTAATTTTACCTGTAAAAGAAAAATTATTCATTACTATTTTTTAATTTAATTATTTTTTCGTATATTTTAGACATTAAGACTAACTACGGTTTAGGCCGTAAGCTAATATGTTAAACTAAAATATATAATTATGGTAAAAGAAGTAATTTCCCAAGAAGTTATAGAAAGCTTCTTAAATGGTGCAGACCCAGAGCAATACATTGTTGGTATCGAGTACGATTACCGAACTAATAAAATTTTCAAAATCATACAGGACCCTGAAAAGGGTAAAATAATAAAATCGGATACATTTACACCGTTTTTATGGGTAGGTGACCTTACATCTTTAAATTTTTATAAAGGTGATAAGGAAGAACAGAGAAGAAAGATGAGTGAACATGGTATTCTAATTGAAAAATTAGAAACACATGGCAATAAGAGACTTATGGAAGGAATGCCTTTCATGGTTAAATCAATAAAAAGTTATACTCATCTTATTAGTTTTTTTAAAGAGGGTGGATTAGACCCATGGAGTGAAAAATATAAAAAAAACTTTACTGTTTTAACGCCAGCAGAACAATATTTGGTTCAAAAAAAGAAACGTCTATTTAAAGGGCTTGAGGATTATCAGGATGTGTACCGATTTGTGTTTGATATTGAAACCACTGGTTTAAATCCTGAAACTGATGAGATTATTCTTATTGGTGTTAAAGATAATCGTGGTTTACAAAAAACAATCAGTGCTCTTGGTGAAAATGGAGAAGAGGAGTGTATTGAAGAATTTTTTAATATTATAAAAAAATTAAAACCTACAATAATTGGTGGATATAACTCAGCATCATTTGACTGGCCGTTTATCCTAAAAAGAGCCGAAATTTTGGGAATAGATGTCCAAGAATTCACAAAAATTTTTACCTCTACTGGTATTAAGAGAAAAGATGGAACATTAAAACTAGCAAATGAAGTTGAATCATATAACCAATATGTTATATGGGGATTTAATATAATTGATGTTGCACATGCGGTTCGTAGAGCGCAAGCAATTAATTCAGAAATAAAATCTTGGGGATTAAAATATATTACTCAATTTTTGGAAAAAGAAAAGCCAAATCGAGTTTATGTTGATGGGGCATATATTTCTAAAATATATCTTGCAAATGAAGATTATTATTTAAATCCTCAAACAGGTAGATATAAAAAGGTTGGAGACCCTGGAACTGAAAATCTTTTAGAAAGATTTCCTGGCCGATATGAAACATGGAATGGTAGTAAAATTGTAGAACAATATCTTGATGATGATTTATATGAAACCATGGTGGTTGACGACTCATTTAGTCAATCTACATTCTTACTTTCTAAATTAGTTCCTACAACATATGAAAGAGTTGCCACAATGGGAACAGCTACATTGTGGAAAATTATAATGTTAGCATGGTCATATGAGAATAAACTAGCAATACCACTAAAAGATACTAAAAGAAAATTTGTAGGGGGATTATCAAGGTTATTAAGGGTTGGATTTTCTAAAGGAATTATTAAATTTGACTTTTCATCGTTATATCCATCATTCATGATTGAAAATGATGTGTTTCCAGATTGTGATGTTATGGATGTACAAAAATCTATGTTAATTTATTTCCTTGCTATTCGTCTTGTAAGTAAACGTCTTAAAGAGTTTTATGAAAAAACTGACCCAGTTTTATCTGAGATGCACGATAGAAAACAATTACCGTTAAAGATTTTTATTAATGCTTATTTCGGTTCATTATCCGCTCCGCAAATATTTCCATGGGGAGACATGAATAAAGGTGAAATGACTACTTGCGGAGGTAGGCAATGTCTTCGTATGATGATTATGTTCTTTGTAAAGAAAGGATATGTTCCATTAGTTATGGATACTGACGGTGTTAATTTTTCACTTCCTGATGATATTGAATCTCATACCTATATTGGTAAAGGATTAAACTCTTTGGTTGAAGCAGGAAAAGAATATAAGGGGGCTAAGGCTGATACAGCTGAGTTTAATGATATATTCATGAGAGGTACGATGGGATTAGATATTGACTACGAAGCACCGGCTAGCATTAATCTTTCAAGGAAGAATTATATTATTAAAATAAATAAAAAAGGTAAAGAAAAAATAAAATTAACCGGTAATACCATTAAATCTAAAAAATTACAACAATATGTTGTCGAGTTCTTGGATGAAGGATTAAAACATCTTTTAAACGGAGATGGATTACAATTTCTTGAATTATATTACAAATATATTGAAATGATATATAATAAAGAGATACCATTAGTTAAGATGGCAAATAAAGCTCGTGTAAAACAATCGGTAGAAGATTATAAGAAACATATTAAAAAGACAACAAAGTCAGGAGCATTAATGTCACGTCAAGCTCATATGGAGTTAATTATCCAAAACAATTATAAAGCGGGTTTAGGTGAAACAATTTATTATGTTAATAATGGTGACAAAAAAGGTGATGGTGATGTTAAAAAAGTTGTTTCATTTAAAGAAAAATGGACAACAAAACAATTAAAAGAATATAAATTAACTAATGGAAAAATACCGCCACATGATACTTCTGTTAAAATTATGTGTTATATGATTCCTGAATCTGAAATACAAAATAACCCTAACATGGTGGGTGATTATAACGTTGCAAAATATTTAAGTACATTTAATAGCCGGGTAGAACCATTGTTAGTTGTTTTTCATCCTGATATTCGTGATGAAATATTGATTGAAGACCCCGCAAAAAGGCCGTATTTTACAAAACTTCAATGCGAGCTAGATAGCGGACATCCAATAAAAGAAGACGGACAAGATAACTATGACGATGTTATGACATTATCTGAAGGAGAAGTTGAATTTTGGAATAGAGTTCAACGTGACCCATTTTATATGTATCCTCCCGGTACATTAGAATTAGTAGACCAAAAATGGGTGGAACATAATAGAAAAGTTCTTTCTTTAAAAGAAAAAAGTTCTATTGATAATGAGGATGAAATTATTGAAAATGATAATAATGACTACGCATTTCACGTAACCAACATTTAATTAAATTGCCTGAAATGGCGATTGGAATGGTCTCATTTTTAATGCTCTATTAAGAAATTCCGCTTCGTTAGCCTTTCTTTCAAGAAGTTTATCGGGGCGGAGTCTTTCTAATCTTAACATTAATTCTTCAACCAATTTCATTTTTTCATCTCTACCTTCAGTAAGTAATGATTGATAATCTAATTTTGCTTGAGCTTCTGGCGCACCTAATTCTCCTGAAAATTTACCCCAAATTCTTGCTAATCCTTCTTTTGAATAGCCAATAAGATATTTCCTTACCCAATTTCTAGCTGGATTATTAATTTTATCCCAAGTTAATTGTTCAGTTTCAACATCTG